GAAGATGCTCTACATGCCACACGTGCTGCGGTAGAAGAGGGTATCGTTCCAGGTGGTGGTGTGGCCTTAATTAGAACACGTGCTGCAATTCAAACCTTACAAAGTCTGGTAACAAACCGTGACCAACTAGTTGGTATCTCTATTGTATTATCTGCAATCGAAGAACCATTAATTCAAATTGCTAAAAATGCTAATGCTCAATATCAGGTTGTAATTAACAACATCTTATCCAATGAGGGTACTTATGGTTATAATGCCGCTACAGAAGAATATGGCGATATGTTAGAAATGGGTGTTATTGACCCAACTAAGGTTACTCGTACCGCCTTACAAAATGCAGCCTCTGTTGCTGGTTTAATGTTAACCACAGAATGTATGATTGCTGAAGAAATGTCAGACGAACCTGGCATGCCTCCAATGGCAAGCATGAATGGGATGATGTAATATGAAAGTGGGATTTCAATGTAGTACGTTTGATTTGTTTCATGCAGGACATGTCACAATGCTTAAGGAAGAAAAAAGACATTGTGATTACCTAATTGTGGCAATTCAAACGGATCCCACACTTGACCGTCCTGGTAAGAAAAATAAACCAGTGCAATCAATGTATGAAAGATATGCTCAAGTCGTGGCTTGTAAATATGTAGATGAAGTTTTAGTTTATTCTACCGAAGAAGATTTGTTGAATTTAATCAAAACTCAACATATAGACATCCGATTTTTAGGTGATGAATATAAAACTAAAGATTTCACAGGCAAACAATGGTGCCTTGACAACGGAGTGGAATTACATTACCATTTACGTGGGCATCCGTATAGCAGCTCTGGTTTACGTTATAAAACATACTTAGCAGAACAGGAAAGAATTGATGGAGTTCACAAAAGCCAACTTGACGCTAGTGTCAAATTTGATAATAACCAATCTGACACCGGAACTATTGCCAAAGAAGTGGATAGTCCGAAATAGTACCAATCCAACATTTGGTCATTGTCATACAGTTGCCGGTGTTTTATATAAGATATTTGGTAGTAAACAAGTAAAGATGTATCGAGGATTTGATGGTGAAATCTATCATTGGTGGGTTCAAGATAATGAAGGTAATATCATTGATTTAACATCCGACCAATACACATCAGTAGGCAAAACACCGCCTTATGATAAAGGTGAGAAAGCCGGCATGTTAGGATTTGATTATAAAAAACGTGTTGTAAAATTATTTGAAAAAGTGAATTCTTTATTATGAAATTAGCAATAATCACAGACCAACATTTCGGCGCACGGAATGATTCGGTCAACTTTATTAATTTTTATGAGAAGTTCTATACTGGAACTTTCTTTCCTAAATTATTAGAAAACAATATCAATACAGTACTAATCTTGGGTGACACTTTTGACCGTAGAAAATACGTCAATTTTTTCTCTTTAAAGAAAACCAAAGAAATGTTCTTTGACCGTTTGAAAGAATTAAACATTCAAGTTCATATGTTAGCGGGCAACCACGACACATATTTTAAAAATACTAATGAAGTTAATTCTGTGGATTTACTGCTACGTGAGTATGAAAATGTATCAGTAATTGATGAACCCACAACAATCGTTGTGGATGATACACCTATCTGCATGATGCCTTGGATATGTCCAGAAAATTATGAAGATAGCATGAAAGTGATGAGGGAAACAAATGCTGAAATCTGTATGGGCCACTTCGAAATCGAAGGCTTTCAAATGTTTCGTGGAGTTAAATCCGATGAAGGTTTTTCTCCTGATATCTTTAATAAATTTGATTTGGTTTTCTCCGGCCATTATCATCATAAATCTTCTGCTGGCAACATACATTATCTCGGTAATCCCTATGAGTTAACTTGGTCAGATTTTAATGATGACCGTGGATTTCATTTCTTTGACACATCTACTCGATTGTTAGAGTTTGTTAAGAATCCTAATTCAATATTTTATAAAATCAATTATGATGATTCTATTGAAGACGCCATTAAATATTATTCGAATTTGGATTTAGAAAACTACAAGGACACCTATGTAAAGGTCATTGTAACGAATAAAACAAATCCTTTCTTGTTTGATATGTTCTTAAACAACCTATATAAAGTTGCACCAATAGACGTTTCTATTGTTGAAGATAATATAGACTTGACAGAAGGGCTAGAAGACGATATAATATCCGAAGCTGAAGACACATTAACTATTTTGAATAAGTATGTTGATAATGTCCAAGTTGATGGCATTGATAATGCTAAATTGAAAAATATTTTAAAAATGATATATGTGGAAGCACTTAACTTAGAGAATGTATGATAACATTTGAGAAAATACGCTGGAAGAACTTTCTTTCGACCGGTAACTTTTTTACTGAAATACAACTTAATCGTTCGAGTAACACGTTGATTGTAGGACAAAACGGCGCAGGTAAATCCACAATATTGGATGCCCTGTGTTTTGTCTTATTTGGTAAACCTTTCCGTAAAATTAATAAACCACAATTGGCCAATTCCATTAATGGAAAAGATTGTATTGTGGAAATTGAATTTACTATTGGTGACCGTAAGTATAAAGTTATTCGTGGAATCAAACCTAATGTTTTTGAAATTTGGTGTAATGGCATTATGGTTAACCAAGATGCTAAGGTTAAAGATTACCAAGAACACTTAGAAAAGATAATCCTTAAATTAAATTACAAATCATTTACTCAAGTAATTATATTGGGTTCTGCGTCATTTGTGCCGTTTATGCAATTATCTCCATCAGACCGTAGAACAATCATTGAAGATTTGTTGGATATTGAAATCTTTTCATCGATGAATACTTTGGTTAAACAGAGATTATTGGAAATCAAAGACTCAATGTTTAGCAGCAAAGGCACGATGGAAATATATGCTGAAAAGATTAAACTCCAAAAAGAAAACATTGAACAACATAAAAAGAATAACGAAGAAGAAGTCGTAAAGAAACAAGCCGAAATAACAACCAATGAAGAGTTGTATTCAAAATCTGAATCTGATATTGCTAAAATCCAAGCGGCCGTTGTTGAATTACAAAAAGAAATTGCTGATGAATTAACCGTCAATCAAAAAAGTTCTAAATTGGTTCAGTTGGAAACCAAACTAGAAAGTCGAATTAAAAAGATTGATAGAGAAATCAGTTTCTTTGAAACGAATGATAGTTGTCCTACATGCACACAAGGCATTAGTGAAACCTTTCGTAACGAACAGGTTGAAACACACAACAAAACCAAAATTGAAGTATCAAATGGTTTACAAGAAATCAACAAGCAAATTCAAATTTACAATGATAGAATAAACGACATACACAAAATTAATTCTGAAATTTCAAACCATAATATGGAAATGGTCAAATTGACGACCACAATGCAGTCTATTACCAAATATATTGCTAAGTTGAATAAAGAAATAACGGAGTTGAATGTTAAAAAAGAAACGATGGAAGATGGTAATGAATATCTCCATGAATTAAAAAATGGTTTATCTTCCATGGTTGAAGAGCAGAAAGAGTTAATCACAACGAAACAATACTTTGAGTTTGCTAGCAACTTATTAAAAGATACAGGCATTAAAACCAAAATCATCAAACAATATTTACCTATTATGAATAAGATGATTAACAAGTATCTAACGTCAATGAACTTCTTTGTTAATTTCAACATAGATGAAAACTTTGAAGAAACTATTAAATCCAGATTTCGTGATGACTTCAGTTACTACAACTTTTCCGAAGGTGAAAAATTTAGAATTGATGTGGCTTTGTTATTAACATGGCGACAAATTGCTAGATTAAAAAATTCAGTAAATACCAACTTGTTAATTTTAGATGAAGTATTTGATTCTAGCCTAGATATTGGTGGTACGGATGAATTTATGAAATTGATTGGTGAATTTGGACATGATACTAATGTCTTTGTTATCAGTCATAAAGGTGACCAATTGTTTGATAAATTTCGGTCGGTTATTAAGTTTGAGAAAAAGAATAATTTTAGTCAGGTGGCAAAATGAGTGATAATGATATAATTAGTTTTAATACCAAAGAATTAGCCAAGGTACAACCAACAGCACGTAAGGTAGAGGTGCCAGTTTTTGATTTGTTACGAGAAGGAAGTCCTTCTCTTAGTGAACCTTTACCTGAATTTGATTTTGCTAATCCACCAGTGAACCCAAATACATTTGCATCATCATTGGTCGAAACATGTATTAAACATCGTGGATTAGGTCTATCAGCCAACCAATGTGGATTTCCATATCGTGTATTTGTGGCAGGGGCTGAAGATAACTATGTGGCATATTTTAATCCAAAAGTGACAGTTCAGACTGAAGAAGAAACGTTAGCAGATGAAGGATGTTTGTCTTTTCCTAATTTATTTTTAAAAGTATATCGACCAAATACGATTGGTGTCGAATATCAAGATTTTAATGGTGAAAAACATACCGCTACATTTAGTGGTATGACTGCTCGTGTGTTTATGCACGAATTAGACCATATGAATGGTATCACATTTAACCATCGTACAAAACCTATGGCATTGAAAAGCGGCCTTGACAAACGTAATAAATTGATGTATCGTATTGAACGTGCCGCAAAGGCCATGGAAAAAGCAGCTAAAGGAAAGAATTAATGGCAACACCAATTGAATATGTAGAGAAACAATGGGAAGAATGGCAATTGGCCAATCCACCAGTTGAACCAGAGAATAGACTTTCGGAAGATAAGTTAAAAGAACAACTAATCTCCGATTTAACTTATGCGTCAGGCATGGATGTTAAAGAATATACTTTGTATCAAAAATGGTTAGAAGTTAAAGAACGATATCCAACCGAAACCGTTTCAACATTGTTTGGTGAAGAAGAACAGATGGTCAATAAAGACCATGAGAAAATCATCAAGACAGTTAAACAGAATTTCTGGATGCCAGAAGGTCCAGATGATTATGAAAAGTTAAAACCAAAACTAGTTTTATCTAATGGAGATTTAGCGGAAACGTGGAATGCCATACGAACATTCTCGTCAACAATGATTAATAATTCAAACATTGGCCGTAATTTGTTTTACACCATTATTGACGAAGTGACAGGCAAATATCTTGGCGTAATCTGTATATCTTCAGACTTCTTGGATTTAACTCCACGTGATAATGCTATTGGTTGGTCACGTGATGTTAAGACACAACAAGGTATGATTAACCATACAGCAATTGGTTCAACAATTGTTCCATTGCAACCACTTGGTTATAATTATATGGGTGGTAAATTACTTGCTTTACTATGTTTAGCAGACCAAGTACAAGATGATTGGCACAACCGTTACGGTGACCCTCTGGTTGCTGTTACCACGACATCCTTGTATGGTAAAACAAAGGCCAACGGTCTTTCTCAGTATGATGGATTAACTCATTGGAATAAGATGGGATTCTCTTCTGGTTCTGTCGCTTTCCAACCAATGCGACCAACACGTAATCTTGTATTTCAATGGATTAAAGAGAACTATCCACGTAAATACTTCGAATGGTGGGAAGCAAAGAATACACAAGGACTTCCATTAAAACGTGACCATAAGAACCGTTCATTGGGATTTGCTTATTCTAAATTAAAAATAGACAAAGATTTAACAGCAACAGCTCATCAACGTGGCATTTATTTTGCACCATTGTATGATGATGCTTATGAATTCCTACGTAAAGAAAAATCATTTAGAGATTTGACTAAGAGTTTTGACACTAGCGCTGAGGCTTTAACTGCTATTTGGAAGAAAGATTATGCCAAAGGTCGTATTTCAATGTTAAAGAAAAAGAATACAGTATCTTATGAAAATTTGTTCTACGATGATTTGATATATCTTTCATGGGAAGAAACAAAAGAAAAATATTTACCTCAAGTTGGTCGTTAATGGACTTGACAGGCAAGTAGGTTTGTAGTATTATTATAAAACTATCAATAAGGATATATTATGGAAATCAAAGTTTCGAAAGAAGAATTACAGAAAAAAAGTCTGTTTATTGCCACGCCAATGTATGGCGGCATGAACCATGGACTTTATATGAAAGCTTGTTTGGACTTACAAGGTCTTTTATTTCAATATGGAGTGACAGCTAAGTTTTCATTCTTATTCAATGAATCATTAATTACACGTGCTAGGAATTATTTGGTAGATGAATTCGTTCATCGTTCAGATTGTACTCATATGTTATTCTTGGATTCAGATGTTCATTTTAATCCACAAGATGTGATTGCTATGTTGGCTCTAGACCGTGATGTTATTGGCGGCCCGTATCCTAAGAAAGCCATCAAATGGAAAAATATCTTAACAGCTTTGAAAAAGAATCCAGATATTGCAATTGGTGAATTAGAAAAACTAGTTGGTGATTTTGTATTCAATCCAGTTAAAGGTACATCACAATTCTCAATTTCAGACCCATTGGAAGTGTTAGAAATTGGTACTGGTTTTATGATGGTTAAACGTGAAGTGTTTGATAGCATGGCAAAAGAATATCCACAAATTCATTACAAACCAGACCATGTAGGTCAGGCAAACTTTGATGGTACTCGATATATCCACGCATTCTTTGATACCGTAATTGATACTAAAGAAAGTATCACCGGTGGTGGTTCTGACCGTTATCTTTCAGAAGATTATATGTTCTGTCAAATGTGGCGTAAGATGGGTGGCAAAATTTGGTTATGTCCTTGGATGAGAACTGCTCATATTGGCACATATCATTTCTTAGGTGACATGCCAGCAATTGCGAATTATGTAGGTGAAATGTAATGATTATTGGATTGGTTGGGTTTATTGGTGCAGGCAAAGGAACAGTTGGAGAACTTCTGCGCTTGCACGGATATAAACAAGCTAGTTTTGCCGGTGCATTAAAAGATACAGCCTCGGTCCTATTTGGTTGGGACCGAGCTTTACTTGAAGGTGATACCGATATATCACGATTGTTTCGTGAACAAAAAGATGAATTTTGGTCTTCTCGCTTTGGTTATGATTTTTCTCCTCGTCTAGCACTTCAGTTGCTAGGTACCGAAGCTGGCCGAGATGTTTTTCATAAAGATGTTTGGATTTATGCTCTAGAGAACCGTATCAAACAATTACCTAAAGTGGTAATTACAGATACTCGTTTTCCAAATGAGATTGAATTCATACGTAAAAATGGTGGTGTTATTATTGAGGTTAAACGCGGAGAACGACCCGAATGGTATGACAATGCTTATCACACCAATAAATTAAACAGTGGTTTGATGCAAATGTACCATCCGAATGTCCATGTTTCTGAATGGTCGTGGATTGGACAAAAGATAGATTATACCATTGAAAATGACGGTACATTGATTGATTTGAAAAGAACGGTTTTTAATGTCTTGACTGAAATTGAAAACCGTGATACTATTAATATGTTACATAATGAAGGAGTAGTAAATGAAGTTTAGTGCAAAAACAGTAGAAGTATTGAAGAATTTCTCTTCAATTAATCCAGGTTTATATTTTAAACAGGGTAATGTAATTTCAACAATGTCACCACAGAAAAACATTTTATGTGAAGCTGTTGTAACTGATGAATTTCCACAAGATTTTGGTGTACATGATTTGAATAACTTCTTATCTGTATTGACCTTGAACAAAGACCCCGAAATCGATTTTGACGGCAAAAATGCTGTTATTAAATTCCTTGGTGGCCGTTCTAAAATTAAATATCGTTTTGCTGAAGCGTCAATGATTATTTCTCCACCCGAGAAACGTATTACATTACCATCAGTTGATGTTTCATTTGATTTTACTGAAGATGATTTGGCATGGATTCAAAAAACAGCCGCTATCTTACGTTCACCAAATGTAGCTGTAGAAGGCGACAAAGAAAACGTTTCACTTGAGTGTTTTGATGCTGCCGATAATTCAGCACCAACTAATTCATTAGATATTGGTCTAAAAACAGATAAGAAATTTAAACTAATCTTTAAAACAGAAAATCTTAAAATGATTCCTGGTGCTTACTCTGTGGAAATTTCATCTAAAGGTATTGCTCATTTCACGAATACTAAAGATAATATTCAATATTGGATTGCCACTGAAGCTGGTTCTACCTTCGAGGATTAATATGGGGTTAAAATACTTTACAAATCAATACGAAGGCAATGCAGATAATTCTATTGCCATTAATTGCGACCATGTGGTTTCTGTATATGTTTCTGAATTAGAAGTCCCTAAACATAAAAAAATTAAAGTTACAACCATTTATTGTTTACCTGGCACAACTTTTAATGTTACTGATAATTATATGGATGTTGTTGCCCGTTTAAATGAAAGAGATTAATTATGACACAAGTAAATACAATATTTGGTGATTTTAAAGAAGATGATTTAAAGATTATCCGAGATTCACTACAAGAAATTTCAATCCACTTACAAAAGATTGAAGGTGAAACATTAGCAATTAAAGATATAGTTGATGTGGTGTACGACCAATATAAAATTCCTAAGAAAATTGTAAAACGATTGGCTAAGGTACATCACAAGAATTCTTTCAGCCAACAAGTGGTTGAAGACAAGGAATTTGAAGCATTATATATTGGTGTAACAGAAGTAAAATAGTTACTGAGCGGTAATATTTTGATTAAATCCGCTCAGTTAATAGTAAAATATTACTGAGCGGTAACTTTATTATGGAGTAGTTTATGAGTGAACAAATTCTTTGGACCGAGAAGTATCGTCCTAAAAAAGTGGAAGATTGTATTCTTCCAGATGCAACAAAAGCAACATTCCAAGAGTACGTGAATCGCAAAGAAATCCCTAATCTATTATTATCAGGTTCTGCCGGCGTAGGTAAAACTACAATTGCAAAAGCTTTGTGTAATGAAGTTGGTTGTGACTTTATTGTTATCAATGGGTCTGACGAGTCTGGAATCGATGTCCTTCGCAATAAAATTAAGAACTACGCATCTTCTGTGTCCCTTTCTGGTGGACGCAAGGTAATCATTATAGACGAGGCTGATTACTTAAATCCAAACTCAACACAACCAGCTCTTCGTGGTGCAATTGAAGAATTCGCTGGTAATTGTTCTTTCATATTTACATGTAATTACAAAAATCGTATTATTGACCCAATTCATTCACGTTGCACTGTAATTGATTTCAAAGCTAATGGCAGTAAAGCTAAATTAGCAACACAATTTTTTAAACGTGTGGAATGGATTCTTGAGCAAGAAAATGTCACATACGATAAAGATGTTGTGGCCGCAGTCATCACCAAACACTTTCCAGACAACCGTAGAGTGTTAAATGAACTACAACGATATGCCGTTTCTGGTGTCATAGATAAAGGTATTCTAGCTAATGTTTCTGAAATATCATTGGCTAGTTTATTGTCCAATCTAAAAGAAAAAGATTTCACGGCAATGCGCAAATGGGTTACACAGAATTTGGATAATGACCCAGTTCGTATCTATCGCAAAATCTATGATTCCATGTACGAGAGTTTAAAACCCGAGTCTATTCCTCAAGCTGTTGTTACGCTAGCACGATATCAATATCAGGCCGCTTTTGTTGCTGACCAAGAGATTAATTTAGTTGCTTGTCTAACTGAGTTTATGGTGGACTTGGAGTTTAAATAATGGCTGATTTATTTAAAGAAGTTATACCAGCCATATTACAAACAAAGAAGAATGTATTACAAGATGAACAAGATGTAAAGAAATACGATGCCTTTATTGTAAACAAAGCACTATCATTTCATATGGATTGCATTTATTATGCCAATGAGATGAATATGTTCAATGGATTGGATAATGATTTACAATTCCAATACTACATAAATAACGTAAGGTCTATGAAACGAAAGTATCAACCGTGGCAGAAAGCTGAAGTTAATAAAGATTTAGAACCCATCAAAGAATATTTTGGATTCTCAAATGAGAAAGCCAAACAAGCTTTGCGAGTTTTAAACGATGAACATATCACTTTAATAAAAGAAAAAACAAATAAAGGTGGAGTGACCAAATAATGATTCGTATAGAAGATATGGTTGAAGTGACCTTGAATGAGAAAGATGACTTTCTTAAGGTCAAAGAAACCCTAACCCGTATTGGACTGGCATCAAAGAAGGATAATACACTTTATCAATCTTGTCATATTTTACATAAACAAGGCAAATATTACATTGTTCATTTCAAAGAACTATTTGCTTTAGATGGAAAGCCATCAGACATAACAGAGAATGACCTAGCTCGTAGAAATACCATTGCCAATCTGTTAGAGGAATGGGATTTGATTGATATTGTTAGGCCAGAACAAACAGAAGAATTAACTGTATCCTTATCACAGGTTAAAATTATTCCTTATAAAGAAAAGAATGATTGGAACTTGGTGACTAAGTATAATATAGGTAAGAAACCAATTACTAAGAATTACGCAGACTAAGTTAATGATTTTCTCTATATAGAAAATGTGTCTTATAATATACATAAAGGTGTAATTGTATATTTTCGTTAACACATTTAGGAGATTTACCATGTGGACTAAACCTGCTGCTACAGAAATGAGATTTGGATTTGAAGTAACGCTTTATGTGATGAACCGTTAGTCTATAAACCAACGTCTATAGATTTATAGAGGTTTCAGCCGCTGAACCATCGTAGAAAATCAGCGGCTTTTTTATCAATTTTATTCAGTTTAGAAGTTACAATGGTATAAATAAATGTATGAAACATATACATCACATTATACCAAAACATATGGGTGGAACCGATGACCCGTCAAATCTTATTGAATTAACTATTGACGAACATGCCGAAGCTCATAAAAAATTATATGAAGAACTTGGCCATTGGCAAGATTGGTGCGCTTACCAAGCTTTATCTGGACGATTAGGACAAGAAGAAATACTTAGATTAAAACAAGGTATGGCCAATAAAGGTCGTAAACGAACACCTGAACAAATTGAGAATATTCGTCAAGCTGCTTTAAAAAGAAGCGAAAGACAAAGAAAAGATGGAACTTTAGCTAAGGCAAATAAAAAAAGGTCAGAGGCTATGATGGGTGTTAAAAAGTCTAAAGAAGCAATAGATAATTGGAAACAAAGTCGTAAGAGTAATAATAAAGAATGGCATACTTTAGATACTAAACAAAAAATATCTAAAGGATTAAAAGGTAACACAAATAGGTCTACTAAATAGTTATACAATGTTTAAACAACCTCTCACATCCGGTCTTTAGAGTCGGTGTTGTCAAGTCGTTTAAACTCCGGTATTAACGCCTAGGACCGTTAATCAGGTGTGGATAACCTGTCAAACCCCACTTTTATTATGGAGAGAATATGATAACATTGATTGGCCACGGATACGTTGCAAAATACATATCTGAAGAATTGATTTCACAACAAATTAAATTTAATTGGACTCACCACACCGATGGTATTCCATGGGATACTAAATTCATAATCAATGCTGCAGGGTTTACTGGAGTTCCTAATGTGGACGCCTGTGAATTTGATAAAGACAAGACCATTCAAGGTAATGTATTATTTCCTTTGCGATTAGACCGACAAGCTCAACAACGAGATATTCCTGTTTTACATATCACCAGTGGTTGTGTTTATACTGGTTATGTTGATGGCGGTTGGTTAGAAGAAGATACACCCAACTTTACATTTGATAATGCTTCTTTTTATAGTGCTTCTAAAGCATTGTTTCAAGAGTTGTGGTCAGAACAATATGCTAATCGTTCTTACTTATTCAGAATTCGTATGCCATTTGGTCCAGATAAAGACCCTAAAAACCTATTATCAAAACTTACAAAATATGACAAGCTAATTAATAATGTTAATAGTGTAAGTAATGTACAAGAAGTAGCCAAGGCTGCCGTTCATTTTGCTTTATATAAACCAAAACCAGGAATATATAATGCTGTAAATCCAAATGGGGTCACAACTGAACAGATTGCTACTCTATTAGAGTTGGACAAACAATGGATGACTCCAGACGAGTTTGATTCTATCACTGTAGCACCAAGAAGTAATTGTGTATTAAACACCGACAAAATGCAAGAGGTATATAAATTTAAAGATTCTTACCAATCTTTATATGAAACCATTGCAAATATCGTATAAATAAATTTATAGGCTTCACCTTAGGACCGCTAAGATTACGAAGCGCTTTAAAGCGGACATAGCGTATGATGTCACTGGATACCGTAACCAGTAGTTTATGCCTTCGGGGTAAACAATTTTAAAAAACTTGCTTAATTTAAGGAGAAAAATCATGGTAGATTTATACCGTTCCCTATTACCTACAACTGTAGGTTTCGACAGACTCTTTTCGACCATTAATGAATTTGACCATTTATTAACAGAAGGAAAGAAATACACCCAAAGCTATCCCCCATATAATATTATTAAAACCGATGACACCAATTATTCAATTGAAATTGCTGTTGCTGGTTTCAAGCGTGATGAATTAGATATATCATTTGAAAATAGTAAATTGATTGTAACTGGAAAAACAATTGATGTGGATGAAAAAGAATACCTACACAAAGGTATTGGTACTAGAGATTTCACTCACAATTTTAGATTATCTGATTCCATTATAATTAAATCAGCCGACATTGTGGATGGTCTATTGGTTATATCTTTGGTCAATATTATTCCAGAAGAAAAGAAACCTCGTAAAATTCTGATAGGTAATTAAAGTTCAGGCGGGAGAAATCCCGCTTGACAGTATATGATGTTTGATATATAATACATATTATAAAAATTAGTCAATAACAATTATTAAATTAAATGTGCTTGACAAATTATTATTATTGTAGTATAATTGTTTTATGAAATGCGGTGTGTAATAGTACGACTTTGAGTTCCCCTCTTTGTTATCTGTGCAAAGCAGACCACCGCTCCAGTTCCGCGGATTTAGTTTAGTGGCAAAACTGTAGGTTTCCAACCTTCTGTCCTCAGTTCGATTCTGAGAATCCGCTCCAAATAAAAGATAATATGAAACATCCAGAACGTGACAATTTGTGGTGGTTTATGCGAATAGTTGAAATGGTCACATGTGTTCACATTATGGCCAACTTTTGGTTAACACATTTTATTAAGTGAGATTTTATGCAGAAAATCAAAGAAAAATACGAACAGAAGTGTAGCGCAGTATGTGATATCAATGAACATATTCCAACACTCCACAAATACTCATTAGGTTGTGAACATATCACAGAAATGGGTACCAGAGAAATTACTAGTACATGGGCCTTTCTAGGTGCAAAACCTAAGAAATTTGTTGGCATAGATGTCTATGTTTCACCAAATTTACCAGAAGCTAAACAATTGGCGGAAGAAAATGGAATTGAGTTTGAGTTCTTACACCAAAGTACATTAGAAGATGGATTTGTAATTGAACCAACCGATTTCTTGTTTATCGACACCGCCCATACATATGCTCAGTTATCACAAGAACTAGCAAGACACGCCGGTCAAGTGAAGAAGTATATTGGATTCCATGACACAACAACTTATGGTTTTGTGAATGAGCCTCCTTACAAAGAGAACGAACACATTGAATCTGCTGTTGGTCCAAATGCACCAACAGGTTTGAGGCCAGCAATTACTGAGTTTGTTCAAGCACATCCTGAATGGCAAATTGTAGATGTATATGAAAATAATAACGGCTTAACAATTATGGAACGTAAAGGATTATAAATGACAGAACAAGTTAAATGTGGATGTGGCCGCAGTATCACCGGGTTTTGTGATGGAAGTCATAAGTTAACCAATGAGCAATATCAAAAGAAACTACACGAACAAACACTAAAAGAATCTAAACAACATTTGTTAATTGAAGACACAAGGGATTAATTATGAATATCAAGCCATTACATAAAAATGTTATTATTGAACGCCAAGAAAAAGATTTAACAACTGAATCTGGAATCATATTACAATCAAATGATGAAGCAGACAAAGGTTTGGTTCTTGCAATTGGTTCCGAAGTGACCGATGTTTCTGTTGGTGATATTGTGTTAATCAATTGGAACAAAGCTTCTAAATTTTCAGACAAGCAATGGAAAGTTACTGAAGAAGATATTATTGCAGTTTTTGAAGATTAATTCTGTCCTGTTAGCTCAGCTGGATAGAGCACCGCCCTTCTAAGGCGGTGGCCAGTGGTTCGAATCCACTACGGGACACCAGGTTTTGGAGGAGCGGCGAAGTAGGAGAGTCGCAGCGGACTGTAAATCCGTTCTCACTGGGTGAATAGGTTCGATTCCTATCTCCTCCACCATTATTATATTATGAATAAATTATTTCTATTACTTATATTGATAATATCAAACAATTGTTTTGCTAAGCCGGTTACGGCCAAATCTTACATTGTTACTGATAACACAGGTGATGTCATCTTAGAAAAGAATTCGGATGATGTTAGGTCAATTGCTAGTATCACTAAAATGATGACGGTGATGGTCGTCTTAGATGCAAACCAAGATTTAGATGAAGAGTTGCCTATTGTGTTTAAAGGCAATAGTTATCTACATAGTAAATTACCTCGTTCAGTTAAAACCTTAACACGCCACGAATTAATATACCTTGCAATGGTTAAGAGTGACAATCTTGCAGCTCACACT